CCTCCCTCAACGTTCAAGTTTTCTTGGGTACTTATACCACCCGCAACCTTTAGGGCACCTGTGGTTACTGAAGTTGAAGTTGTAGTATCAGTAATATTAACACTGTCAGCCTCGACATCTTCAAAATTAGCGTTTAAAGCATGAATATTCTTCGAAATACCCACACCACCTGCTACAATTAAAGCACCAGTGGTTTTAGAAGAGGCATCAGTACCTGATAGTACCTTGGCAACAGCACCAACATTTAGGTTTTCTTGGGTACTGATACCACCCACAACCTTGAGGGCACCAGTAGTTGCTGAGTCTGAAGTTGTGTTATCTGTAATAGTAATACTATCGGCCTCAACATCTTCAAAATTAGCGTTTAAAGCGTGGATATTCTTAGAAATACCCACACCACCAGTGACAATTAGGGCACCGGTGGTTTTAGAAGAGGCATCTGTAGCGGATAACACCTTAGCAACAGCTCCAACATTCAGGTTTTCTTGAGTACTGATACCACCCGCAACTTGGAGGGCACCTGTAGTAGCCGAGGTTGAAGTAGTAGTACCTCCAACATTCAGGTTTTCTTGAGTACTGATACCACCCGCAACTTGGAGGGCACCTGTAGTAGCCGAGGTTGAAGTAGTAGTACCTCCAACGTTCAGGTTTTCTTGGGTACTGATACCACCCACAACCTTTAGGGCACCAGTGGTTGCTGAAGTGGATGTAGTGTTATCAGTGATAGTGACACTATCAGCTTCAACATCTTCAAAGTTCGCGTGTAAAGCATGAATGTTCTTCGAAATACCCACACCACCAGTGACAATTAGGGCACCTGTGGTTTTAGAAGAGGCATCAGTGGCTGAGATTACCTTAGCAACAGCACCAACATTTAGGTTTTCTTGGGTACTGATACCACCCACAACCTTGAGGGCACCAGTGGTTGCCGAAGTGGATGTAGTGTTATCAGTGATAGTGACACTATCAGCTTCAACATCTTCAAAGTTCGCGTGTTGTCCATATATTTGCCCAGCAACCCCTATACCACCAGCAATTATAAGAGCACCAGTTGTTGTTGTTGTTGAGTTAGTTATAGAACTTACATACGCATTTCCTACAACATGTAAATTTGAAGTAGGATTTTTAGTGTTGATACCAACCTTATTCTCTGAGGCATCCACAAAAAGAGTGTCGGTACTTACTGTAAGATCACCCGTGATGTTTGTATTCCCAGTGACAACTAAAATGTTAGACCCATATTCGTCCACATACAAATTGGATCCAATATCAAGTGTGTGAATAGGACTTGTATTTATAATTCCAACATTAGACTCTGTAAAAACTCGCCCGTACACGTGAACATCAAGTGTTTCAGATGTAATTGGTGTGATTGTGTTACTATGCGCACTACTATTTGTATACGCTATAGCAAGTTCACTCGTACCTTCACGGAATCCGATAGTGACATTCGAATCTGGGCGTGTCATGATGAGTCCTAAATCTAGTGTAGTATCACCACTTGTGTTATTTGCACCAAGTTCTATGATCGCATCTTTCACTACGAGATTTTCGGTGCTTATCGTTGTTAATCCACCATTTACTACGAGATTTCCATCAATACTCACATTACCTGAGACAACAAGTACATTAGAACCTACATCATCAACGTAAAGATTGGATCCCACATCTAATGTATGTGAAACCAATGTATTCGCTATACCCACATTACCAAAAGTTATAAAACTTGTATCTGTATTTATGAATTGTACGACATTTGAGGTAGTATTACCACGGTTTGTAGCAGTTTCAAAAGTTACACCACCGATGAGGGAGTTGGCACTTTCACCTGATTCTGACAATTCTCCGGTTATTCGATTATACATCATAAGTACGATGTTTGAATCATCTATATCGATTCTATACTTAACAGGTGCCATATAGATACTATCACTGTTTGGAGTGGTTAACAGTGTGTCACTGGCATTAAATACAATAGTATTTTCAGCCTGAGCATCCGAGTCAGGTACGTTCTTACCAAACCTAATCTTGGTAGACCGTTCTATTGTAGGTATGTTTTTAACCATTTAATATACGATGGCATTTTAATTTGCGTAAAGGAGACCAGCCATACCATTTTGTATACGAAGTATATTGTAGTTGACCGCATAAATTGGATCATTGATAGGCATACTTTCACTCATGATCTTCACAGAGTTTAATCGACTGAAGTTGAGAGTTCCGGTAGGTTGTAATGAACTTGTTGAAAGGCAGAAGCAATAAAGGAAGAAATCTGGGGAGGTTACAAAGTTTGTGTGATAATAGTTCATGACATCAATATAATGAGGTTTACCCCACTTATAGTTACTGACATCTATACCGTTGATGTTTAATTTAATCTTATTTGTTGGTGATGTAAGGGCGCCATTAGTCGTTGTATCGGAAGAAGCCAGATACTTCACTGGGTGATTGAATGTCAGATCCTGAATCATTTCACCCGATGCGATATTTTTTTGAACCTGTGTAATGAGAAGATCGTGTTTTCGTGAAGCAATATTACCACGTTCTTCATTGTCGAGGTAATAATAATTTGCATAACATTCGACGTTATAGTTTACTGCTGCGGAGCCCCAATAAATGCGAAGTTCAACATTATGATAATTAAGAGCTACTAAAGGAAGTGCACATTGAGCACCTTCACAAAAGAAGAATCGGAGAGGATAAAAGTAGGATCGTGCACTCACGCCTGGATGTGTACCGTTTGCACTCTTGGAAACATTTTGTGCAAATGTATCGATAGCAATTTTTTCGGTAAAGATCGCATCTTGACAGTCTACAACTGAACCACCTATGAGAAGCTCTACTTTATCGATAATGGTGTCCCATCGTTGGATATCGAGAGCTTGGGTTGTGTCATCAATTGTAAAATACACATAACCGAGAAGATCACCGGTTCGTTCAAATTGAACACTAGACATTGAATTGTTTTTCACTGCTCCATGGATTGTTTGCTTTTCGATGGACTGTGAAAAATTAGCATGTCTTTTGAAAGTTGAACTAAAGAAAGATATTTCAGGGTTACCCATGATGTATTTATCCTGGGCACCTATAGCGATCAATTGAACAATGCCAGCAGACATGGTATACTATAGTAAAGGGAGAAAATTACAGATTAGGTTTTCTACACACAAATCTTAATATTATAAAATTATTTTTCGGGGGACTAGATGGTACAATAGGTACACCATTTTGGTTTCTAATATTTATAGTAAATCGAGCAATGCTCCGGATAGGATTTACAAATTGTGTCACAATGGGATAATTATCTTTAAAATTGAATGATGTCGTACCGTCACCTACGATACTCGCAAACGAACTTCTTAGCATACTCATCGAACTTTGACCTTCATATACATTTGAAGCTCTATCATTAAAAACTGAATTGAGTTCATCGATGGAAATATAACAATGTTTCGTAGCCGTTGTCGTATTAATATTGGTGGCTACGAGTCTAGCCTGAACAACATTTTTTAGTGGATTTTGAAGATGACATGTGAATGTATTTGATCTGGCCTGTCCAATAGAATCGATAGTTATGGTATGATATTCGTATTCAAGGCTTGGAATATCTCCGGTTGAAGTAACCAAAGCCATTTATACTTTACTTAGATTAAAGTTCCACCAATTCCATCGTCGATCGCATACCCAGCGTGGTCAGAAACGAGCTTTTGAGCACCACAAATGCCACCTGGAGTCAAGCTCTTCGTGTAAGCACTCCCCTCACTGGTGTAACCGGGAGCACATTCAAGGCGGTTCTCAAGATCGAAAATAGATTCCTCACTCACTGTTGTGATAGTAATTGGTCTAGGTTGATACTTACTGGTGTTTTTCATCATACCAAGAACAGTAATGATCGCGATGAGTACAAAGATGGACATCAGGGCATTTCGGTTGCTACGGTTAAAGTTAAACATTTATAATGAACATATATTATTTTTTCAAACCGCGTTAAAGATAATTTAATAGTTTCCCTTTAGAGAGTAGATGGACAACGAAATTGTCTTGGATCGCGGAAACACTAATGTTATTAAACTAGATGCTGATGAACAGGCGTTGATGGATGAGATTGAAATATATACCAGTCAACCCAAACCCGTTCGACGACCAGTTCAATCACGTCCTGAGTCGCATACGCAACCACAACACCACGAAGCTATGGATGCTTTTGTAAATCCACACAAACAATCGACTCCTACTCAAGTACACGATGATGAAGAGATTGATTATGGAGAAGATGAACCAACATTTTTTGAAGACAATGACCACATGGGTCAAGAAGATCAGGATGATAAACCTTCCAAGGGTTATAACTCAGTTGATGAAGAAAAGTCTGATCTTATCAACAAATTAGGGCGTCTCGAAAAGAAGGGTTTTACTGTAAACAAAAGACTAACCGCGTACTCGAATGTAGAAGATCTTCGAATGGAAGTAAAACGTATTACCTACAGTATTGACGTGGAGCAATCTGTTCGCTTCTCTCGACGTATGTTGGTAGCTTGTGTGACTGGCTTAGAGTTCCTTAATAAGAGGTATAACCCCTTTGAGATCCAGCTCGAGGGCTGGTCCGAGTCTGTGATGGAGAATGTCGATGATTATGATGGTGTTTTTGAGGAACTTTACGTAAAGTATCGCTCTAAGGTGAACGTTGCCCCAGAAGTGAAGATGATCATGATGCTTGGTGGTTCGGCGATGATGTTCCACTTAACACACAGTATGTTTAAGAGTGCACTTCCCAATATGAATGATGTACTCAAACAGAATCCAGACCTCGTGAAAAATATGATGTCAGCGGTGCAGAGTACAGTTCGGGCTCCATCAGGATCAGCTGATGCGGCCCCGGTCGGGGGAACTGGTCAATATGAAATGCAGGGTCCAGGATTAGATATTTCGAGTCTCATGGGTAGTGTAATGATGCCCCCACCCCCAATGAACACAAAACCACAGGATGCACCACGGAGTGAAGAATTACAATTCGATGACGACATGTCCGATATTGTATCAATATCAGGTGAGTCTACAGGTGGTGAACTCAAGCAGGTAAATGTCGGCACTACCAAACCAAAGAAGACTCGTCGAAAGAAGAAAACAGAAATTAATCTCTAAGTAAAGTATAAATGATAGCGTATTGTCCGCTGGAGGAATTAGAACCTCCCGTGCAACGACAGGATTATGTCGCTGTCAAAAAGGTTGAAACCGAGTCTACGTCTATCACGGGTGTAGAGGAAACTGAATGTAATTATGTCGTCATGGCTTTCATTGTCGGCGTAGTGTTATTGGCCGTCTCTGATTCCATCAGGGCGTAAATGTGTAATTAAGTCTACCGTGGGGTATCATCTCCCTCATAGTAAACCTAATATGTGAATGTAATCAATTTTGTACCTGTAGTGTTATCAACCGTGGGGTTGTCACCATATATGGCGTCAAATGAACCATTTCGAGAACTTAAAAGCTCCACGAAAATGTCATATTTGTACTGTACACTCGCGGCGATGTGCGGATTTAATATAATACCTCGCTTACCTGCAGTTACTATAGGACTCCACGGGTAACTATTAGTTCCACCGAATATAGTTTTAGAACCTATCGCTATATCCAAAGTGGATAAACTCTCATCTTCTGTACCACCTTGTATCTCCAATACCATAGTACTTTGTTCGATTACGGTCGAGCTACTGGTTCTTCTCATCATAGCCACAACTTTAGCGTAAAATGCACCTGTACCAAAATACAATTGAATATCTTTTGCATCTAAAACTGTGCGAGTAAACGTATTTGAGTATTTTTTACACGAAACATGGTCAGAGTTTGTAATTATACCACCATTTACATGTAAAGATGTATTTGCTGCAGCACCACCCAAACCGATTGCAACCTGATCACCAAAATCGATAGAACCACCGACTGTGAGATCATTTTCTATGGTGAGGTTACTATGTACAAACGTTTCCGTCGAGTCTGGGTTTATGTAAACATTACCAGTTGAATCAGATAATATATTTGATGTTCCACCAGTTGTCTTAAACTCTATTATAGCATTACTCGAAGAATGCTCTATTCTATGGACCGCGTCATATACGTGTAATCCCGTTAGTGGGTTTGTGGTTCCAATACCGACGTTACTTGTGTGTGTAATACGAATACCATCTGCATCATTTCCGTTGCGAACCGACCCCAATATTAGTCCAGTTATATCATTATCTACGTCATGGTAACCTCTCATATACCCACCATCTTGATCATTTAAATAGAGAAGCATACCAGTTTTAGTAGTTCCGGAAGAAGCAGCATTACTCGTGAGTTTTAAGACATCTGAATCCGATGTACTAGAATTATGAACATGTACATTGGTCGATGGGGTTTCTGTACCTACACCAAGATGACCCTTATTATCAAATCGAGCAAACTCAAACTGATTTCCTACTGAAATCTCATGAATAAATGTTAATGGACGTAATCCTGTAGCATCAGATTGTATATTTCTGATTATATTTACAGA